CTTTCTTATCAGCATCAATGCGTTCTTGATCTAAGATATGTATTAGTCTTCCAAAGAATGCTGCTGCTATTTCCTGTTTATGTCTACCCTTAATACCAAACTCAACAACAGCACATCTTGAATGTAACGGCTCAATAATTTTGTTCTTATAGTTGCAAGTGAAGATAAATCTACAGTTTCCAGAGAACTCCTCAATACTCGCTCTGAGAAGGAGCTGTACATCGGAAGTGGTATTGTCTGCTTCGTCAATGATGATGACTTTATGTTTCGAGTCACTTGTAAGAGAGACTGTAGATGCGAAGTTCTTTGCACTGTTCCGAACCGTGTCAAGAAAACGTCCTTCATCCGATCCATTAATGACATAATAATCTGCCTTTAGTTGATAACATAATGCTTTTGCTACTGTGGTCTTACCAATGCCTGGTGGACCTGACAATAACATATTTGGTATCTCACCTTTTTCAACAAAATCTTGAAAAGTTTTCTTAATACCTTTGGGTAAGATACATTCATCAATTGTAGTGGGTCTGTATTTTTCAACCCATATAAAATCACTCATTATTTAAAACCTTTCGATTTTGGTTTTGGTTTATCAATAACGTGAATAACCGTTCCTTCAAACCAAGGTGAACGACAATTATTCCACCACCATTCTTGAACCTCATCCCAAGATTCTACCACAAAAGATTTGTTTTGGCAAACTATCTTATAGTGGTGACGATCATATGGTTTATTACTTGTTTGTCCAAAGTAAAGAGGATCGTCTTTTTCTATTAACTTAGTCATCATGATCATCCCAAGGATCTGTCAATCCTTTATTTGCAAAGAACCCTTTGTAAATTCCATAACCTGCTAATAAGATAGTAATTACTGCAATAGAGATACCAAAAGTAAAATCAGGATTGAATGTAAAATGTGGTATTAAAGTATCATTACACTTTGCAATTTTCTCTGGATCGTTCCAAGTACCAGGCAAAGTATAAACTGGTGGGCAAGCTAAAAAAATCATTCTTCCAATCTCCATTGTTTTCTCATTTTAACATATGTTTCATTTTTTGCAACAATGTCTCTAACTTTCTTAAATATAGTAGCAGACTTAGCAAAATGACAAGTAGCATGATCTTTTTCTTGGGGTATTATATTGCCTTCTTTATCATACTTTTTACCATCTCTATGATTGGCATATCTCCTTGATCTAGTAAATCCCATTTCTAAAAACTTACGACACATATCCATACCTATAAAGTCTTTCTCTTCTAGGTAATCTAGATACATGTCGAAGATAGTATGTGCAGACATCATTGCAATCTTTGGAGTCTTAAATCTCCAATGAGCACAGATATCGTTAGTATAAGGGCGAACCAGTAGAACCCCTTGCTCCCCTCTTCCAATACGATATAGTTTACGAGTCTCCTCGTTTGTAAAGTCAAGTCTTTTATAATCGAGATCATAATCAAATTCTTTCATAATCAATAAACTGGTATTCAGTAAATTTATATACTCCAGTATAATCTGGAAACATTTCTCTGAGTCTTCTTGTGACAGCAAGTCTACGTTCAAAGCGATTCATTCTTTCAACTTCGCTAGTGTGTCTTCTTAATATACTCTTCATGTGTTTTATTTAAAATAACGATGCGTCCGTTTTCAATGATAAATTGTAACTCATCATCGTTACTCCACATAAGTTCTTCATACAATGCGTTCAATCTACGCATATCATCATATAAGTCGTTAGGCATTAGCGATTCATTTTGGTTTCTATGTTTTCTTTGATGCTACCCATATCAGAATAAGAAGCGTTCATACCTGACATGTTACCAGTATATCGGTCTGTGTGCATTACCTCATCAAATCCAGATCTTTCTAATATCTTTCCTTTGATTTCTAATTGTTTCTTTTCCTTTTGTATACGTCTTAGAAACGCATAGTATATAATCTGTGTGAAATAAGCAAAAGGGTTTTTAGATTTTTCTGGATTAAAGTTGTCAATGTATTGCAAACAGTTTTCAATACCATCACAAATCATATCCTCTCTAAACATATAGTTTACGAAGTTTGGTTTGTATGACAGGTGTGTTGCGATTTTTAAAAAACAAGATCCTATATAATTATTTACTCTAGGACGTGCTTCTCCAGCTTCCTCGGCAGCGTGAACTTGCTCACGATAGGCTGTTATCGCAGCGAGAAATTCTTTGTTATTTACATAGTACTCAGTTTTTTTTCTTTTCATTACTGCGTTGAATGATGTCTTTAGTATAGCAAATGAAACGAGTTTTGTAAAGGTACTTGACAAACTGTTAGATAACCAGTACACTAACCGTGTAGCGGGTTTAAGGTTAATCTTAACTCTTTTTAAATATATCTTCTAAAGACTTCTTGAATTTAGACACCGACCCGACGTAGCCTGACTTTCTAGGCAACTTGTCTGCAGTGTTTGCTAAGGTTTGACCACTCTTCATTCTTTCTAATGTTTTTATATAAAATTCTTTAATAGTAGGATCTATCTCAGACATTGTTACAATATGTTCTCTATTCATAACAAACATATCCTCAAACGTCGCCGACATCCATTCCTTGAATGCAAAACCAGCAATTTCCAACGCACCTTTTCTTTGTCTCTGCACTTCTACAAGAAGAGGATCCTCTAACATAACCTTATCTTCATCTTCAAGATAGATAACCTTTGCTACTATCTCTTCACCAGTTACGATTTTTATTGTTGAATAAAATTCTTCGTCTTTCATATTAGTTTGCTCTAAGGTTTACTCTTATAACTTCATACTTAAAGTTTTCATTGTTGTATATGTTTACTCTTTCATTCAAATGCTTCAGCGTATAGTTCTGTCCACCAATGTCATCTGCAATGTCATACAACGTTGCTATGTCCTTACCTTCTCCTTTCCTGAGAACTCTACCAATTGATTGTAGGTTTCTAATTCTGGACTTTGATGGTGAAGCGAACACGATGTTGTGAAGACGCTTAATGTTAATTCCAGTTGAGAAGGTGCCGTAAGAGGCAACGATGATTGCATTGGATTCTGTTTCTGTAATCTGACGAACTTCTTCTCTATCTTCTACATCAGTTCCACCGTGAACAAAAAATAGTTTTCGCTCAGGGTCTATAGTGCTATTTATCAATTCGTAAAGTGGTTCTCCGTGCTTCTCTACATAGTTGAAGAGGACAAGAGTATTTCCTTCTAGGTCATTAACTAAATTTTTGATAAGGTTATTTCTACCTTTATGCTCTACGAGATATTCCATCTCGTCATGATATGATTCAAAATGTTGTGGAGCATGTTTACAAAGTAGAACTTTTATCCTAAACTTAGAAAGGTAACCATCTTTAATAAGATCATCTGTTTTTGTTACTTGTTCACACTCACCAAAGAGTCCTTCAAGCACCCACTTATGAGTCTTAGATCCATCTAGTGTACCAGTAAAACCAAATCTATACTTAGCATTATGCAACTTAGTCATAATGCCAGTCAAAGATTTACTCTTGAATAGATGTGCTTCATCACCAATGACACAATCTATGTCATCAAAATATCTCTTGGGAAATTTGTAGATAGATTGCCAAGTAGATATTATAATATTCTTATCAGTAACCTTATCCTTACCACTGTAAATCTTATGAATAAAGTCATCAGCGTTCCACCCGTAAGAAACAAAATCATTGACCATCTGCTCAACGAGGGATGTAGTTGGGACGACTATAAGTATCTTCTTTGCGGTGGCAGCATAGTATCTGACTATGGCGTAGATCATCAGGGATTTTCCAGACCCCGTAGGAGAAAGTAAAAGTTTTCTATTATATTTGATAGCCTCGTAGACTGCTTTGTATTGGTAGTCACGAGGTTTTATATTGGAAATTTTATCCATGAAGTGTTTAACACCTGCAGGAGATACAAATTTATTATCATCTTCTATATCTCCGTACCAATCATTCTTTTCATACTCTACAATATATTGCTTCTCATCTGCCCATGTCTGTACATGTTTCATTAGACCATGATACAAGTCTCCTGTAGCAGGAGAGTAAAGACGTATAGTTCCATCCCAGTATTTGTATCTGGGATTTCTTTTTAAAAACTTAGCTTCTGGTACTTCAAAGGTAAAGTAGTCTGCTAGTTCTCTATGGACGTATTCCTCATCAGAATGAATAGTTATATAAACTTCATTCTTTTTCTTTACTGTTAGATGTGTCATTACTGTCCATTAACAAATTTCTCCCACTCAATGGCACTCTTAATTTGAAATCCTCTATTAGATATTTGCTTCATAACCTGATCTAAAAAATATAACATCT